AACATTCAACATGAATTTCTTGTTGGGCAAGAATTAGTTGTAACTCCTTTATGGTTTCAGCCTGTTCTCTTAGCATTTTTACTGCCGCCTTTACCTCACGATACCTAAAGCCTTTTGTATCCATTGCATCAGCTAATTCGTAGGCAGTTAATGTCTTGCCTTTAATGCTTTCTTTATGTGCATCATAGTTGTTCATTTCTCTTGTGCCTTTCTTAGTATTGCTCTAGCGAAAAGAATTGCGTATTTGTCCACAGTTTTCATATCAAAATAAGTTTTATACACTTCTTCTATTTCCTCATCTGTTAGTGTCTTTGCTTTCAACGCCTCTATTTCAGCTTGATGTAGTTTTATTGCTTCTTTGGCAAAAAGACATTCTTCATCCAAAAGAATATAACTTTCTTCTTCCATTATTAATTTTTCTTTCAACGCTTCTATTTCAGCTTGTTGCTGGCGTAGCATGGTGGCTGCTTGTTCTAATTGGTCAGCAAGTCTATCATTAGCACCTTCTTGTACGCTTTTACGACTTGTTGCCTTTCTGCGAATTGACGCACGGATTTCCATTGCATCAGCTAGTTCATTTGCGTCCATTATTCACCTCATCAATTTTTTCTTGGTAACTACTTGTTCCGGACCATTCGTCGTTGATGTACGAGATACACAACGCTTTTAGTCGCTCTATTTCGGCTAGTTGGCTATCAATCAGCTCTTTTACTTTTGGTAGCATTGTGTGTACTACCGCCAACTGTGTAACGATTCCCTCGTTTGCTATTTGATTTGCGTTCATTTGTTTTCCTTTATCAATGGTACACCGCCGGTGTCGCCTTTGAATGCTTCTTTCTCTGCATAATCCTTGATTGCTTTTTTGAATATAGCGTCCCAGTTATTCTCAAACTGCTCCTTTGGTACGCCTAGTGGGCGACGTGCATCGCCTTTGCCTCCGTCTCTCATACTATCTCCTAAACTGTGGTACTGGTTTACGTCTGCCAAATGTTTTGCGAACCTTTAACGCCCATATACTACCGTGTACTTTGTTGCGCCAGCCTTGATGGGCACGGCGGATCTTTTGCATCTTAAAGCGAGCTTTAATACGCTTTGGCTTATTATAGTAGTCTTGAATAAGCCGCCGCTTTCCAGCGTCACCAAAGATGACGCCGAACAAGCTACGCTTAATGATGCGTGGAAATCTAAACTTCTTCATCTTGTGGTTTGCCATTAAGCGCAAACTGTGCGTACTGCCACGCTGTATCGCGGACCTCTGAGGGGCTTGCCCCTCTGGCAATGAGGCCCATGGTGGCCGCGCAGGCCAGTGTGAATAGTTGCTCTTCTTGTGTCATTAAAATATCTCTCCGTTGTCTAGTCTTTCAATACTGTCAATGTACCTCTGAGCCTTTGAGTTCAGTCGTACGCCCTTATAAATGTGCTGCCGCTGGCCACCGATGCGCGTGGAGTCCGATTCAACGTGGTGCTCCTGAATCGCCGCCAAGAATCTGCGCTTGAATGACAGCTCGTTGCCCGGCGTGATGCTCTTGTGCAGAGCCCAGCGCTTGTAGCACGCGAAGATGTCGTCCTTGTTCACGGTGTACTCGGGGCCAATCTCGAGCACGTCGTCGATGAACGAGCCGATCGGATTACCAAGTTCGCTCATCAGATCCAAGTACTCTCTGCCCGACTTAGGCTGGATAAAGTTGCCACCGCGTGCCAATCGTCTACGTTGCCCCTCGATCACCCAGTTAAAGATGCCCGAGAGCTCTGACCTGAGCTTAGATGATAGCGAGGTGTCTTCGTTGTTGTAGAACGACTTGCTCATCTTTAGCACCAGCATGCGCCCAGTGAGCGCGTTGGAGTTCTCAGTCAGCTGGAGTACCTCGTTGCTGTACACGATTATTCGTGTGGGTAGGTATCCGTTCCATGACTCCTTGTTCTTTCTATTAACTGTAACAGTGTCGCCGCCAACAATTCTAAGGAGTTGGCTAACAACAGCACTACGGTTACGCTCAGGGGCACGGGCGTCTGTGAAAGAAGCGAGTAGCTTACCCAGCCAAGGTTGCAGACCAAAAGTATCACACAATTCCTCCAGTTGTGGTGCCACTGTATTGTGTTGGCCTAGTAGGTCAACGAGCACCTTGTTAATAGTTCCCTTGCCGCTACGCCTAGGACCGATCACGTTCAAAAACTTCTGCTCTGAGGTGTCCCCTGAGAGTATGTAGCCAAAGTACTCCTGCAGTAGGTCCTTGCTCTCTTGGTCCTCGCCCCACACGTCGTCCAAGAACTTCATCCACTGTGGGCAGTCCTTAGTGGGGTCGTACTCGAACGGCAGTGAGTTGTACGTGAAGAATCCCAGTGAGTGCGCAAACAGTACCAGCTGGTCCATCTGAAACAGTCCGTTGACCATGCTGATTAACTTCTCAGCTGGCGGGTTGGACTGCGCGTAACCGTCTAACCAAACTGGTGGCTTGGTGTTCGGGTCGTTGGCCAAGTGCACGATGGACTTGATCGCGTCAATCGCGGCGTTCACCACTGCAGGGTTGGCGTTGAACGGCACCAGCGCGCCCTTCTTGTCTAGCTTCTGACACTTGTCCAAGAACTTATACAGCTGGGAGCGCACCGTTGCCTCCTCGATGTTGGTGTAGTGCGTGCCGGTGTACACGAAGAACTCTTCGGCGTAGTGCACCAGCTTATAGCCATCTTCCACCGTGTACATCGATGACAAAAACTTCCTTGCGTGGTCTAGCGGGTTGGAGATCTCGAGCACGATCTCTCCGTTGGCCAGAGCCACCTGCAGCTTTTTTTGGTTCACCTTAAATATCAGGGAGCGCAACGTGATGCCCTGACCCTTAAAGCTGTTCCACTTCGTCGTGCATGAGTTGATGCCCGTCACGGTGTACTTGTTGGACTGCGCACTCCAGCGCTCCCACGCCTCTAGTGCCTCGACGTCCTTGTTAAACTGGTGGTGCAAAGCCATACCCACGTTCTTCCAGTCATCGTAGCCACAGTCAGGGTCCAGCTCTGAGAGTAGCTCCGTTTCAACGCGGAGCAAATCCCAGCCCTCGACTGGCGGCGTGTAGTTTGCAAAGTCGTCATCTGACTGGCGCATTGCCCGTGGTGGTACGTGCGCAGTGAGGTCCTGAGGCTCGTTGGGCACGTCGCCTGCAATCTTGTGCCCCGTCATGGTGAAGTAACGGCTCTTAGGATACACCTCCAGCCCGATGGTGTGGTCAACGTGGGCCGAGTGCAGGTCTGCGCGGGTGAATATCTTGATGCCAGTACCGCTTGGTGACACCTCAACGTAGCCCTTCACGTTGTCCATGATGGACTGTGCTAGGTCGTTTAGATCACCGCTCTCAGGATCACGGCAATCGTCAATGTCAATGCCAATGAGGTTATCATCCCCAGTAAAAACGAATCCAATACCGTCAAAATTACCATTCTCGTATGCCTTCTGTGCCGTGAAAAAATCTGTCCAAGTTGCTGGGTTGGTTGATGAGGCAAACTTGCCAGTGCTCTGTACTGGGAGCTTGCTCCACTTTTGCGACTCACCGTCGCCGACTAGCGTGTACTTCCACAGGCAAAACCGTGGTATGCGCTTCAAGTCGCTCGGTATCGCATTAAAATCTACCTCTAATGCTGGCGGTTTTTGTAACATGACTCTCCTCTTTTCTTGCCCTTACTAATACGCAAATCGGCTGACCTGCGTTTCACATTATGAAATATTGAAAAATGCTGCACTGCATCCTGGATTTGGATCCACCATACAAATGAGAATGATTCTTATTTGGTCTATACAAATCAATAACTTACGAGCTCGGATCCACAGTATCCATAGTATCCACCCTTTATTCAGGTTATTTTTTATTTTAAAAAAATAAAAAATAAATATCTGGAGTAAAAGTGAAAACTACTGTGGATACTGTGGATCGTACTCAAAATATCTATTGGAATCAAGCACTTACCGTGCCACCCTTTGGCACCTGTATCCTGCCACTATCCTGCCACTTTTTAAAATCGGGCCATAGAGGCGTTTAAAATGACTGGGTAAGGGGGTAGCCTCACATAGCCCTAAAAAACGCCTCTATGAGGCTATAAACAGACTATGGTGCCGATGCTGGTCTTCGTGCACCTGACAATCGTGCCGTCAGGCATCTGCACAACCTGAGCCAGCGCACTGGCGATGTGAAAGCCAAAGTACAGAATAAACGCCACGATGGCAATCCAGCCATACTTATTCCAGCGGTGGTACTGGCGCTCACGCTCTAAAAAGATAAAGCGCTCGGGTTTGCCGTAGTCTAGCTCAATCCCCCTGCAGTCGCAAACACTGCGCCCTTGGTTACAATTTCCTGAGCACCCCTTCATTTGTTCACCTCGTATCCTAAGTTGTCTTTAATAAATTTGTACGCCCACTTTCTAAACGCGATGCGGTTCTCGCTGGTCTGCTCCTCCCGCTCGTCCCACTTAGCCTCGACCAAGAAGTTACCCTCCAAGTCGTTGAACTCAATCGCGGTAATGTTGCCGTCCTTGTCATAAATATCCGTTGGTATTGCTTTCATGTTATCTCCTTAATTAGTGGTGACTTATCCTTCCATGAGTCGGTGTCACCGTAGTCACCCCTAATCATGCTCATGCGCTCCTCTTTTCTAAACGCTGGCTCGATGGCCCACCATGCTAGGCTGGCCTCCTTGTACTCGACCCACGCGTCATTTTCTAAAAACATGGGATGGTTGAGCCCAGCCACGTCCACGGTGCACACCACGTCACTGGTGGGTTGCCACCCCTTGGCGTTCTTCCTGCGGTACTGCCCCAGCGAGACGTTGTCTCGGGCGCGGATAAAGCGTACGTATGCGCGGGTCTGTTCGTCTGTTAATTTAATCATCGTGTTCATCTTCCATCTTGTCTAATTGTAGGGCGTCTAATGACGTTGGTTCTTGCAACATATAAAACTTTAACTGGTTTACGCGCTTGGTTGTTTTCCCAAGCACCTTGGCCAGCTCCTGAACCGTTGGCGTTCGGCCTAGGGTCTGAGTCAGTGCACGCTCGGTGTACGTCATCTTGCGTATCTCTTCGCGCACCTTAATCGGTATGCGAACTAGGTTCTCCTCGTCGTCCTGCCCACGCTCTACCCCACGCAGGATAAACCGCTTGGCAAAGGTCGCGAACTTGGCGCCGTTCTTTGGCACCCACTGACGTGCCGCCTTGATGAGCGCCTCGTTGCCCATGCCAATCAAGTCCTCCTGAGGCGTGCGTGAGTGGTTCCACGCGGTCAGCTTGCGCACCGTGTACACCACAAAGCGCAGGTTGTGCGTCACTAGCCTGTCCAGTGCCTGCTCGTCACCTTGCTGAATGCGACGTGACAGCTCGTACTCCTCTGCCGAGTCCAGCACTGGTATGCCGTACAGTGACTGCAGGTAGTCAGTTAAAAAGTCGTTCATTATGAGTCCATCCATATAAGAGTTGTTGCCACGGCCGCGGCTATTAGCAATGGCCACAGCTGTGGAAAGAAAAAACACAACACAATAAATCCAGCCAGTGCCACCATGCCCCTATAACCTATCTTGGCAAACAACACTGGAAAGCCCTTGTAAGCCACGTAAAGCAGTTGTGCCGCGGCTATTAGTAACGATACTCCGACGATAAATTGCACCTTGTGTCCTTTCGATGGTTTATGCCCGTGATGTCCGCTCAAAATGGTGCCTCCTGCAGTATGGCTACTGCGACTTGGTACGGGTTTGCTTTAGGCTCGCGCGGTAGTGTCACCAAGCTCATACCATTGGTTAGGTAGGGGGTAGCCTCCAGCTTTGATACAAACTTCCTGCAGGCCCCTCCAAACTCATCCATGAGGACGTAACGATATTGGCTCATGGTATGAATGCCTCGCGCTTGAGCTGGTTGCCCAGCTTGTCCTGCAAGTACATCACCACGTCCCACTCGCCGTCGTCGCGGCCGCGTGAGCGCTCCGCGTTGGTCAGCTTGTCAGCGTACCAGTAAAGCGCACGCTTGATAGCTAGGAACTCCTCCGCGTCGAGGTTTAACTCAAAGCGGTTAGTGTTGATCTTCATGCTGACACCTTGCGCACGACGACTGCGTCCACTGCCTTAATTGCTGTGACCTTAGCCACAGTAGTCACGTCGCAAAACTCGCGAACTAATTTAGGGTCAATGCTGGCTCGGTCGTAGTGTTGCACCTCGGCAATGAAGTCCATTCCTTGGTACTTACCTACACCGCGAGCAATGAGCTCAGCCTTGAGCTTACGAGCTGTAGATTCGAGCTCAGCGATCTGCTGGTTAATGATTCCTAAGTCGTCGATCATGTTATCTGTAATCAATTTAATTCTCCTTTGTGTGTTTTCTAAAATTATACCACGACTGATTCGTGCATTGTTTTGTTGATCTCGCGTATCAGGCTTGCGTCCTCAAACCACATAACGCGTGCGTACGTCCTGCGTGTTGGCTTGCGCGGTGTGCTTTCAGGCGCGTCGCCTGTGTGCACGAACAACGCGAAGGCGTAGCACGCCAGCTTGTCAGTCGCGCACTTGGTTGCGTGCACGCACCCGTCGCACGGCATTGGCTCATTTAAAAACTTTCTCATTTTAAAGTTCATAGTATTACTCCTGATTATCAAGTTGTTCTAGGTCTTCCTGCCACCATGCCATCACGGTGCATATATCGCTCCACTCTGCGTCGTACTGGGGATCTTGACCCTCAGGTATGCAGTCCTCGCGATACGCCTCTAGGGCACGCCAAATCGCGCCAAATTGGCTGTCTCTGTCATTACTGGTTACTGGTTTAAATGTCGCCATCTTGATCTCCTGTGTCCCAATTGCTTACTGCCACAAATACCTGCTGGATGTCGCACTTTGGAAACTTCTCACGCGCGATACTTACAGCCTCATGCGCGTCCTGCGCCCAAAATTGATGCCAGTCATAGTGGCGTGGCTCTTCGTGTGTTGCCAGTTCAATTGCAAATACTTTAGTCTCGTAGCTCATGGTGTTACTCCTCATCAAATTCAAAGTTAATAGTTTGCTTGCAGTGCAGGCACTGCTCCACATATATGATGCCGTTGTCACTGACCGCCTCAGTCTGAGCCCCATCGTATGGGCAGGTGAACGGAGCGTCAGCGTCCGCGATAAACACGTCAATCATTTTGGTCCTTTCTTGCTTTCTCTGAGCACGCGTAGATCTTCGCGATACTGCTCCTTGTTCTCTTCGTACTGGCGACGTGTCATCTCTACGCCACGCTCACCACTGATTGTAGTCGGATCGGGTCGGCACACTAAAATCATGTCGTCAGGTGACTCGACTGGTACCTCGTACACTGGCTCCCATGGCACGTCAGGTGCGCTGGGTTGTTTGGACCAAGTCCGTGACACGTAGCGTGCCTCGTCACGTGCCCTACAAATTGCGTTAAGTGATCTCATGTTAAGCCTCCCATACAGTTAGCTGGGCAGGGTTCTGCCATTCAGCGAATAAATTATACTTGCGCAGTGTCTCAGTAATCACTGGTGACACGCCGAACTCCCAGTCAGGGATCATGTGCCCGTCATAGTAGTCACAGAAGTCGTGACCGTCCTCAGCACTAATCCAAAAATTAGGCTGGTCGTCGTGGTACTCACGTACCGCTACGCCTTGTTTTTTGAGCGCGTTGAACGCGTTGCGAAAAGCTCTTTTCATACTGCCTCCTGTTTCAGAAATAAATTATATAAACCATCTTTGACCTGAGCCAAAGTGTTGCGTACTACATTGGCTGAGCTCGAGAGCTCGACAGCCAACTCACTATCACCACGCGCATTGGCGCAGTCTGCGAGCTCAGTGAGCTCTTTAATATGCGCTCTGAGCGCATTTTCCATCAACAACGCTTGGCGTTGTGTCAGGAATATATCAAAACCTTTTACCATACATCCTCCTATTTGATATGAATAAATTTAAAGTGGTCTTTAATAAACTTATTAGTATGCGCAATAGCCTGCTTGCGGATCTCGTTGAGCTCCTTGGCGATGTTGTCACCGCTCAGCTCCTTGATCCAGCCACGACCGTACCACTGCTCGTGGTTAGGGTGGTAGTCCAGCTCGATGCAGTTCTCACCCCACGTGATGCAGAACGACTTGCCACCCTGCTTTAGGTACTCAGCAAGCGTGCGCATGATGACTGCACGTGATGGCTTGCGCTTGTTGAACTCGATGTCAATTACTGGGAATAGTTGGCTCATAAAATCTCCGTTGTGTTGATGTGTCTATTATACTGGGTCACTGGCTCACTGAGTGAGCTCGTATGGTTTATCCCAGTCGCCTACGTTCAGGTGAAAGTAGTACGCGGTGTCAAAGTAGTCCACCTGCGCGTCCGACTTGTCATAGTAGTCCGCGCTCTTAAGCGCGTCAATGATCTCACCGATCACGCGCTGAGGGCGGTGTGTGAAGTGATCTTCGTACCAGTACGGGTTCACTTGGATGTGGTTGCGTACGTGCAAGTCAAAGTCTTTGCCAGTGGTCTGCTTGAAGTTCTCCATGAAGTCCACTGGGCCACTGCGTAGGGTGCAGGTGATGCTCATGTGATCCTGCACGCGCAGGCTGTACTTGATGCCCAGTGGTTTGAGCACCTTGTCTAGGTTAGCCTTGATGATCTTCTTCTTGTCTTGGTTCATGTATGCCATGGTGTAGCTCCTTATTGGTTATGGTGTAGTTCGTCCATCAGCATGGCCCACTCAATCTCTGCGTCGGTCTGCTCAAGCTCGTCAACGCCGTAGCGTCTCTCTAGCTCTTCAAGTACTTCGGATAGTGGTAGATCTTTGGTCATGTTAGCTCCTCAAGTTTATGTAGTACATCAGTATAGCCGTCGTTACGTTGCAGGACGCCGTCCTTGGCGCGTTTAGTAGCTTGGCGTAGGTTGTTGTCAGTGAACTCCCAGTAATGCGTCACAGCCCCGTCTATGGGGTCTGTGTACGTTGCTCTGTATCGTTTGTTGGTCATGTTGCCTCCTTATGCGGTTTGTAAAGTGCGCCAAGAGCGCGGTGACATCCAAGATTTTAACACCCTGCCAGTACTCTCTTGCGTGTAGTTGAACCACAAGCGCTGTCCGTCTTGCTGTACTGCTGTCATCACTAACCCCTTGGCGTTGACGCGCTTGTCACCAGCCTGAATGCGCTCGGCTGGTACTGGCTTAGCTACTACTGCCAGCTCAGTGCCGTGCACCTTGTCAGCCAGTGCGCTCATCATCTTAGCGAAGTCTTCACCAGCCTTAGCACGGTACGTCATCAGGTAAGCCTCATGCTTACGAATGTCTTGTTGGCGATACTCAGGCGCATCGGCAAACAATGCCACTTCTGCTACGCGCTTGCCGTCTACCATCTTCATGTAGCCAGTCTTGTACTCGACTGGGTCGTGCATGCCTGCCAGTGTCTCTTCTGCCTTGATGCGCAGGTCGTGGGCTTGTTTTAATACATCAGCGATCATGCTGTCAGTCTCAGTACGACGCTTTTCAAGCGGTGCGTAGCGGTGACCTTGACATACGCCTTGGAACCAGCCGTTAGCTACTGTGTAGCCGTGAGCTGAGATGCCGCCGCGTACTGCCTGCTGACGTCCACAGCACTGGCAGTGACCGCGTGTTTGAGTTGATGTTGCCATGGTGATAGCTCCTTTAGTTAATTGATCTCATCAGTACCAGCCTAACTGGTAGACAGCCGTGAGGCTGTTTCGATCTTAATATCCAGCATCCCACTGGCATCCGTTGTCAATCCATCGTGCCTCGTCTTTGGCAGTTTGATAGAGCTCATCTTGCCAGTCGTCATAACCTTGGCAATCTTCTGCGTTATCAAACTCTGTACCGTCTTTGGCGATGTATTTAGTCATAGTGATTCTCCTATTGATTGGTTAGTACTGCCTCGAGAGCACTGCATTGCAATGCGCTCTGAGCACTACTATCTGCCAGCTGTTGGGACACCCTACCCCGCTGGTACTTCTTTAGAGCTCCATCCACTGTCTAGGCGGAGCTCACAGGCACCTATGCACCTGATCTGCCACACGTTTTACAAGGCTGGTACTTAGTCACCTTGCACTGGTAACGCCAGTGAGTCGATCGCTCGGCTAGTGGGCTCTTCGCTTAGTTACTGCATGACACGCTGAACTGTGGCACCGCTCCTAATCACCTGACTGCCTTACAACAGACTCCATTATAGTCACAGATATACGCATTTTGATTCCACGATGTGAAATAATTCGGAGTGTGCACTAACATAATTTGGTCACTGGAAAACGGACAGCTAACCCCCGTGGTTACTGGAATACTAGAGATCTCAGAGAGTTGAGGGGTAAGTATCACCTGATAGCGATCGCGTCTCTATGGCCCGATTAGGGGCATTGCTGGGGATTCGCTATCGGGCAATATCGCCACCTCACGTCCACCCACCCTCTCAGGCTCTCGCGTGCGCGTACCACTCAGCCACACCACCACACTGCACCACCGCGCCCACTCCACCACCCCACCAGCCTGCCGTCCCTAGCACACTGCCAGCTCAGCGTCAAGCAATACCCATACTGCCAGTGTGGTTATTAGCTGGGCCAGCACGCTGGGGCCCGCGTCCACTCTGTCCCCATTACTAGCAGTCAGGGTGGGTGAGTGCCAGCGTGGGGCGCGAGGGGCTGTTCCACATTGTGAGATGGCGTTCCGCATTGTGGTGGCCCTCCTTTGTGGCGCAGGGTCCCCTTTTTGCCAAGTCGACACCCCGTGAGCAGGTACCCAGGGGGCCGGGCGGAGGCCCCAGGTCAAAGCTCAAGTTTGTATAATTTTTTATTATTTTTTGTTATATAGACAAAAATGCTGCACTGCATCCTGGATATTTGCCAGGGTACAATTTTGTATGGTGGCACGATAACCCGTTGATTTTAAAGAACATTATACTTACGATCCACAGTATCCACAGTAGTTTTACTTTTTTTTATTTTTTTTTAAAAAAGATAAAAAGATATATAGGGTAATAGTCGTTTAGACCCTGGATACTATGGATACTGTGGATAGTGATTACTTTTAGTTATATAGACCGGCCGTTAATATGATTTTTAGTTATATAGGCCAAAATGCAGCATTGTGCGTATTAGTAGGAGTATGAACAAGTACGTTTACCAAATCCAAGGCGCACTGGAAGACAGCAACCAAAACCTACTAGGGTTACGAGTGCTGGTGTGTGACCTGCACAATTTTGATTCAGTAGACGTACCAATTGAGGTTTTAGATAAAGAGACAGCTAAGTACTTAGCTTTTCGTCTAAAACTAACAGACGGCGCCTTGGTTATCCAAAAACTACCCAATGGCGTCATTAACAAAATTAGACTGCTATTAGGCAAATACCTAGATAAGTGGGTATTGGAAAACTTTCATGGCAATATTGGCAACACAAAAGGTGTTAACCCTTGACTATTGGAAAATAGCGCAGGACATCAGACCGGGTGACATTGTATTTGACAGACTGGGCCGCAAGGTCCGGGTAAAGCTCGTCCACCCCCTGGACAAACGCGCATGTTACCGAGTCACGTTCCTAGATGGAACCTCAGTGGCTGGGGATAAAGACCTCAAATTGCCAATTGAAACGCCAAAGTACCGCAAAAGGACTTGGGAATACAAAGGCAAATTCCAATTTCGCAGGCCGCTATCCAATCTCTCCCTTGGAACGCTGTCTGAAATGGAACTGATTAACAAGCACGGTAGGCTTATGTACAGCGTACCGACCGCTGGACCGTTAGAACTGCCCCATAAAGACCTGCCAGTGCCGCCGTTTGTGTTTGGGTTGTGGTTTTTCTCTAAAAGAAAAGACGGAACCATAAAAATTCCAGAGAAACACTTTGATTTTATTGTGGAAAAACTAAAAGACTACGGCTATATACCAACATCTTGGCGTGATCCCATCAAAAAACGCCGGGTGTACAGCACAAAGCCAACTGTCATGTCGCACTTGGCGCCCAATGTGCCATACAAAATCCCAAACAACTACCTGTTAGCCAGCCCAGAGCAACGTCTTGAGCTGCTTAGTGGGATTATGTATGGAAAACCAAATCAATATAACCAAAAGTTAGATAGATTTCAGTTTAGCTCCAAACATTTACCAACAGTCAAACAAATTCAGTACCTTGCTGAGACGCTTGGCTGTAAAACTTTACTTGAGGGACCCAATCCATTATCAGGATACACGGTCTACATCAAAACAAAATTAAAACTCATGGAACATCAGACCCCAGCGCCAATCAAAGTGCGACAAAACTGGAGAATGATTACCAAAATTGAAGAAATTACACCACAGGCGTGCGTTCACATCGAATTAGATGGCGACGATAGCACGATGTTGGTAGAAGAAGGATTTATTGCATGCCTTTAACACCCGAAGATAAAAAAGAACTGATCAAGTTCGCAGCCGATCGACCACACTGGCCCAAACCAGAGCTTGACGCCGCAATATGGCGCATCACTTGGGCTAAACAAGCGTTAGCACACCAACAAGAACCCGAAGATGGAGAGTATGACACGTTCCTTATGCTTGCAGGCCGCGGCTCTGGCAAGACACACACTGCTAGCCATTGGATTGGCATTCGTGCTTGGCGCTTCCCCGGCACTCGCTGGCTTGTCACCGCCCCAACCTCTAATGATATTCGTGCAACTTGCTTCGAAGGAGACTCCGGTCTTCTCAATATCATACCCAAGAGCCTTATACGAGATTACAACAAGTCCCTCTTTGAAATTACCCTCATCAACGGATCAATCATTCAGGGGATTCCAGCTTCAGAACCAGAACGTTACCGCGGTAAACAATACCACGGAGCTTGGTTCGACGAGCTATGTGCATTCGACTATCTTGACGACGCATACGACGGCGTACAGTTCACCTTACGACTTAAAGATCCAAGAATACCCCGTGTCCAGCAGATCATCACCACCACCCCTAAGCCAAGGGAGCTCATTGTCGACCTCGCCGAAGGTAAAGTCGGTGGCGACGTCTACATGGTCAACGCGTCCTCGTTTGACAACCGGGAAAACCTGTCAGAAACGTTTTTCAAACAGTTAGAGACATACGACGGCACCGACATTGGTCGTCAGGAGATCTACGGTGAGATTCTGGACCCAGAGTCCGCCGGTATTATTAAACGTAAGCAGTTCAAGATGTGGCCTGCTGATAAGCCCACACCAGAGCTGGAGTATGTCCTAGCTTCCTACGACCCCGCTACATCGGAAAAGACACACAACGACCCCACTGCTTGCACAGTATGGGGAATCTTTGAACAACAAGACGGTGGCACATGCGCAATCCTTCTTGATTCCTGGGACAACCACCTTTCCTACCCAGAACTACGCCGCAAAGTAGTAAATGATTTTAAAGAGGTTGTATACGGCGCAGATAATGAGTTTGCTAAGGGCAAAAAGGCAGACCTCATCCTCATGGAAGACAAATCTGCTGGTATCTCACTAATCCAAGAGCTCAGAGGCGCAGGAGTGCCAGTCCAAGGTTACAACCCCGGCCGCGCGGACAAAGTGCAGCGCCTAAACATCGTAGCACCCCTGGTAGCTAAGGGAAAAGTGTTCATTCCAGAAGACCCCAAAAAGCCCGGCGAGTTTGCTGACTGGGCAAAGCGTTTTCTGCGCCAAGTCTGTTCGTTCCCTGAAATGGGTGGCCATGATGACTATGTGGATTCCCTATCACAAGCCCTTCGTATCCTACGAGACGATGGTTGGCTGCAGTTAGACTACCTCCCAGCTAGGGATTATGACTACGCTGACGATGATGTACGCAAGCGTTTTGCCAATCCCTACGCCCAATAAGGGCGGATACGTCAAAAACAGCGTATTAGTAAATATAAGGGTTGAGTTAGGCCCACCAAATTCCAAAATGACATAATCTATGGCACAACCACAATTACCTATCCAAGCTGGCGGCAATTTGCCTGGTCTTGATCGTGAAAATGATATTCAAGATGCAAAACAGCAAGACGCTGACATGGAAGAGTACGAAGACATACTGGGTTTAGACTCCGACGAAGTAGAACAAGAAATAATTGAACTGGACGATGGTTCGGTGGTGGTTAACTACGTCGAAAAATCTAGCCCACTAAAAAATCCAGAGTTCTACGCAAACCTTGCAGAAGTGTTTGATGAGCAGACATTAAATTCACTCTCCATCGAATACCTTGACTACATTGATGTAGACAAGGAGGCACGCAAGCAAAGAGATAAGCAATATGAAGAAGGACTTCGTAGAACGGGCCTTGGTAAGGACGCTCCTGGTGGTGCTACTTTCGACGGCGCTTCTAAAGTTGTTCATCCCGTCATGGCCGAGGCTTGTGTTGACTTCGCAGCTTCCGCCGCCAAAGAGCTATTACCATCAGACGGCATCGTCAAGTCCAACATTAAAGGAAACGACGACAAAACCAAAGAAGAAGTCGCAGAACGAAAAGTCGAGTTTCTTAACTGGCAATTAACCCAACAAGTCCCTGAGTTCCGCGATGAGATGGAGCAGTTGTTTACTCAATTGCCGCTTGGTGGGTCACAGTACCTTAAATGGATGTACGATGAAGAACAAGCTCGCCCAACGTGCGAGTGGGTTCCAATTGACAACATCATTTTACCTTACGCCTCAACAAACTTTTACACAGCGCAGCGCGTTACTGAGCAACAAGACATCACTGGCGATGAATACCTAAAACGTATTGATGCTGGTCTGTATCGTGACTTGGATAATTTAGAGTATACCTCTGACGCTCCGCTTAATGACCAAACTAAGAGTAAAGCAGCAAACGATAAGATTGAAGGTATTGATATGCCTTCTAAAAATATCGACGAGTTACGCAGAATTTATGAAATCACTTGCTTTATGCGACTGGAAGCTGATCCGGAAACAGAAGGTAAACGTGCACCATACACTTTGACCATTGACGAATCAACAAACAAGGTATTAGCCTTGTACCGCAACTGGGATGCAAATGATGAAAAACGTGAAAAACTGGACTGGATTGTTGAGTTCAAGTTCATCCCTTGGCGTGGTGCTTATGCTATTGGTCTCCCCCATCTTATTGGCGGTCTCTCTGCTGCTCTCACTGGTGCTCTACGTGCTCTGCTTGACGCTGCTCATATCAACAACAGCCAGACGTTACTTAAACTCAAAACTGGAAGAGTGTCTGGACAATCTGATCGAATTGAACCAACTCAAGTAGTTGAAGTAGAAGCGGGCGCTGGCGTGACTGACATTCGTCAGATTGCTATGCCAATGCCATTTAACCCACCTTCAAGTGTATTGTATGATTTGCTTGGTTGGTTAACACAAGCTGCTAAAGGTGTTGTTACTACAGCTGAAGAGAAGATTGCTGACGCTAATAGCCAGATGCCAGTAGGCACAACCCAAGCTCTGATTGAGCAGGGTGCCAAGGTATTCTCTAGCATTCACGCACGCTTACACCGCAGCCAAGAAAAATCACTGGCCATCATCTCACGTATCAACCACTGGTACTTGCAAGAGATGGACAACCAGTCCGGTACTGAAATTGAGGTACGTGACTTTGCGTATAACTCAGATGTTCGCCCAGTATCCGACCCTAACATTTTTTCTGAGACACAACGTCTTGCTCAGAATCAAGCCCTCCTACAGATGGCAGGCACTGCACCTCCAGGAATGTTTGACATGCGCGCAGTATACAAACGCGTACTCAAGCAATTAAAAGTTCCTGAGATGGAAGAAGTACTGCCAAACCCACAAGGCGCCAACGAATCCAATCCGGCCTTAGAGAACGTCTCTATGACGATGGGACGACCCGCTGCCGCCTACCCCGACCAGGATCATATTGCACACCTTAAGATTCACTTAGAGTATGCACAAAATCCTGCGTACGGTGGTAACCCTATCATTGGCCCAATCTTTGCGCCGCACGCACTTGAACACATCAAGCAACACTTGACACTGCACTACTTGCAATCTATGCGCTCTTATGTTGCCCAGGCTTCCGGCGGCGAAGATGTACTCAAACTACACCAAGAACAGCCACTGGATCAAGAAGCCCAACAAGCCTTGGCACTTGCTTCCCAAATGGTTGGCCAAGATGCACAGCAAACTATTGGACCATTCCTACAGCAAATTACTGGTCTGGCTCAGAAAGTATCACAAGCTCAACAACAGCAACAACAAACTATGCTTATGTCTGATCCAACTGCTGCGGCAATTGTTAAGACCCAGACAGCTGAGACTCAACGTAAGTTGCAAGAAGCTCAGGCTAAAATGCAGCTTGATACTCAGAGCATGCAACAAGATTATCAAATTAAGATTGCAGAGCTACAACAGAAAGTTCAAGAGTTGCAAGCTAAGTACAGCACGCAGACTAATATTGATAACCAACGCAACGCCACAGACATTGCAATGGCTAACATCAATAATGCTGCAAAAGAGCGTGTTGCCATGATTTCAGCTGGTACTCAGATGGATCAGCTACAAACAAAACTAGAAGCAGATCAAAATCAATCTGCTATGGAAGCTATCCAAGCCTCTGACCAAGATATTCGTCAGCATGGTTTAGCAATCCAGCAACAAGCATTCGAGCAACAAGCTCAACAAGTTCAACAACAAATTGAGGCACAACAAGCCGCTCAACAGCATCAACAAGGTTTAGCACAGGCCCAACAGCAGCATGCAATGGAGATGCAGCAACAGGACCAGCAACACCAACAGGGTTTGGCACAAGCCCAGCAGATGCACGAACAGCAAATAGCCCAAATGCAAGAGCAACAAGCTCAACAACCACAACAACCCACTGAAGGACAATAATGGCAACTAAAAAATCAGCTGAAGACCAATTAGGCTTCCGCAAAGCATACAAAATGACTGGCACCCCTGGCTACGCTGGCGGTCCTGGTGAGACAACTATCGACAAAGGCGCTTCAGGTTCTAAGCGTGCTAACAATGCAGTACTTAACCAAAACAAAATGGCTAAGTCACCTAAAGTTGGCCCAGGTAAAAACCTTAACGAAATCGAAGGCGGCAACTTTTATTAATATTTGGGGCGGATTTATCCGCCACAGCGTATTAGTAAAAGTATGAAAGACTTTATTAGTGAAATTATCGGTCGCGTAAGGACTGAGATACAAAATCATGCGGAAACCGTCACCGCCGGCACTAACATCAACTCGTTTGATGATTACAAGCAGTACGTAGGCATTATTCAAGGTCTGCAAATGACTTTAGATATTGTCAACGAAATTCTGACGGAGAATGACGACGAATCGTAAGATTCAGAAAGGGATTGCCGGATGGCGATTGATTTTAGAGAACAAGACGAACCAGATTTACGAACAGAACTTGAGTGTTTCCCTGACGTAGACCCTGGAGTCGAGATTTTAGGTGACCGAGTACTTGTGCAGTTACGCAGGGAAAAGGTAACCAGTAAAGGCGGTATAATCCTAGTGGATGAGACCAGACAAACCTTACGTTTTAACGAAACAGTAGCTAAAGTACGAGCAATTGGACCCTTAGCATATAAGAGCCCAGAAGATTTAACCCCTTGGATTGAAGGTCCTTGGTGTCAAGTTGGCGATTTAGTTCGCACAATCAAGTACGGTGGTGATCGTTTCGTAGTGCAGCCCGACGATGATGGCGCGCCTGTGGTGTTTATTACATTACAAGCCCGTGAAGTGATCTCCAAGATCAAATCATTCGAAGCAGCACAGAAAATGAAAGCGTTTGTAGACTAATAACTTTGTAGAAAGTAAAGAATGGCAAAGAAAGACGACGACCATGTTCCAATGAAGGAACAGGAAGATGGCACACTGGTAGCTAAAATAGATTTACCAGAAGAAATTGAAGACCACGAAGAAGGTGGTCATGTAGAAGCAGAAGACACCCGCAGTGATGAAGAGCGTGAAGACGACGAAGCAGCCGAAGAAGGCGAAACCGACGAAGAACGTGAAGCAATCCGCGAGGCCCGTAGAGAAGAGCGTAAACTCAAAAAAGAGTTAAAGAAGCAACGTGAAATCTCTGCTAAGAACAAGATTACAGCACTTGAGCGCCGCAATGCCGAACTGGCAGAGCGTCTAGCTAAGGTTGAAAGCACTACAGTATCTTATCAATTTGCACAGATTGACAAGGCTATCGAAGACGAAGCCACACGTGTCGAATACGCAAAGATGAAGATGCTACAAGCAGCACAATCTGGCGACGCAGCCGCTCAAATTGAGTATTTGGAACAGTTGACAGACGCTAAACAGCGTTTAAAACAAGCCGAACACTATAAGAAACAACAAGTAGAGCAAGCTAAAGTACCAAAAGAAAACGTACCTAATCAGATTAATACTGAAGTACAAGCCAACGCAACAAAATGGCTTAAAAAGAACTCTTGGTATGATCCACAAGCTCGAGACACAGATAGTAGAATTGCAAAGGTAATTGACCAAGAACTAGCAGCCGATGGTTGGGATCCAGCAGATCCCGAGTATTGGGATGAGCTAGACAGTCGTTTGCAGTCTCGTTTACCCCACAGATACACTTCAAAAGGAGGCTCTGTGAAACGAGCAAACGCATCAACATCCGGCCGTACTGCCGCTACAAATAGCGCAAAACCCGGAACCATCACATTGAGTCGTGATCGTGTACAAGCGATTAAAGACGCTGGTGCATGGGATGATGTAGAGAAACGAAACAAAATGATCCGCGCTTATGCGTCGTATGATCGTCAAAATAAAGGTTAATTATCATGGCAAACAACAGAATCAAACGTGACTTAGATGATCGCTTAGCCGATCGAGTTACCGCAACAAAAGAACGGATCGCTTCTGAGGATCCAAACGAATTAGCAAAAAAGGAGCGTGTAGCTGCGTTCCGCGATAAATGGCAAAACAGTGCATTACCTGATTTGCCAAACGGGATAATTCCCGGCTTTCATTTGTGCTGGTTATCCACTACAAATAATTATGACAGTATCGACAAACGTATGGCGTTGGGTTATGAGCCAGTTAAAGCCTCAGAATTAGGAGTAGGCTTTGAAGGACTAGGCAAAATGAGCTCGGGCAAGTTTGAAGGCTGTGTTAGCTGTAATGAAATGGTTCTCTTCAAGTTACCAGAAGAAATCTATCAAGAAGTGATGAAAATGTTGCACCTTGAGGATCCCCTTGAGCACCAACGTAATATCACCGCGCAAGTTCGGAGCACTGCTCAAGAAGGCAAAGGTGGTCGTTCAATTCTTGAAGGTGGAATTTTGGAAATGGAAAAAGAAACCGCCAAGGCAAATAGTAATATTCGCTTTTCATAACATTCTTCAAAAATAACAACAAAGGAAAATAAATGTCCGCAACATTTCAACCCTTTGGTCTGAAGCCTGTATATCACCCAAGCGGACTTGACCGTGCAGTACCATTCGTTGGTACTAACAGTTTTGTTCCTGGTGTGGCATACACTGCTCCTTACTCTTTGAGCTCCGGTCAGTCTTTCTGGGAGTTTCAACCTGTAGCGATCACATCTTCTGGCCAATTGACAATCGCTAACCAAACTGCTTCTAGCGGTAAAGTATATGGCGTGTTCAACGGCGTAGAGTACACCAACTCTGACGGTCGTCGTTCAGTAGCTAAATACGCTGCTAAAACAACCCTCGATGCTTCTACAAACATCGTTTTCTGGATTTTCTCTGATCCAGCAATCGTATACGAAGCACAAGTAAACGGTTCTGTAGCTACTTCAGCTATCGGTACTGAATACAACTTCGATACAACAACAGGTTCTACTGTAACTGACGGCTATGCTATCGGTAACGGTGGTGCTGGTTTCTCTACTACAGCATTGCTTGCAACTGCTGTTGGTTCAGGTAACCAAGGTCAAGTACGCGTGGTTGGTCTCGGACGTGAAGTAGCATACCCAGCTGGTAACACAAACCAGTGGGGCGATGCTTACACAATCGTTCAAGTCCAGATTTCTAATAACCAGTTCGCAGCCGCGTCTGTTTCAGTCTAATACGAAAGGATAAGCAATGGCAACCCCAATGCGTAGTACCGACTTTCGTGCGGTAGTCGAACCGATTATCAACGAAGTCTTTGATGGCGTTTATGAACAACGCTCCGACGAGTGGAAGGGATTTGTTGAACAGATCCAAGGTATTCCACGTAACTACCATGAAGAAGTAATGCTTTATGGTATGAACGCAGCTCCTGCAATGCCTGACGGCACTCCAGTTAGCTACGACCAAGGTGGTACGCTGTACATCACCCGTTTCATCTACCAAATCTATGGCTTGGCTTATGCCTTGACCAAAGTTTTGATGGAAGACGGCGATCACATCCGTATCGGTTCAACCTTCGCTAAGCACTTGGCTCAGTCTATGATTGAAACCAAAGAAACTCTTTGCGCCAACATCCTTAACTTTGCTTTCACAAGCGGTTATGTTGGTGGCGACGGCGTTACTTTGATCAACACAGCTCACCCAATCGCTAACGGCGCTTCTTACTCTAACCAGTTATCTACAGCTGCATCTTTGAGCCAAACTTCTGTTGAACAGATGTTGATTCAGATTCGCTCTGCTGTTGACAACAACGGTAAGCGTATCCGCCTGAAGGCAGAGCAGTTAGTTGTTCCACCAGCACTCGAGTTCCAAGCTGAGGTTATCCTCAAGTCTGTTCTCCGTTCTGGTACAGCTGACAACGATTTGAACCCAATCAAATCAACAGGCATGTTGCCTAAAGGCACACACGTGGTTACACGTTTGTCCTCTAGCAAGGCTTGGTGGGTTCAGACTGATGCTGAGAATGGTCTCATGCTCGTTATGCGTCGTCCAATGGAAAAATCCATGGAAGGCGATTTCGAAACTGATTCTATGCGCTACAAGGCCACTGAGCGATACGCAACCGGTTGGCACGATGCACGTAACATCTACGGCACACCTGGTTTGTAATCCAAACCATTGCAATACCAAAAAAGCCACCCACAAGGTGGCTTTTTTGTTTTTTAGGGCGCTTTGCAACAAAATAGCGTATTAGTAAATATAGGAAGAATCATCCCATTCTGACCGCTGAACTTCCCGGCGAGACGACTTAGAGACAGCTTGGGATACCCACTAAGATAAGGAATCAAAATGTCAAGCACATTCACAGGCCCAATTCGCGTATTCAAGCGCAATAACCCAACAAACAACGGCACAATCGCTCCAGATAACACTGGTGCAGTATCTGTAAACCAACAGAGCTTCATTACTAACCCAATCACTACAACCACAGCCGGAACAACTTTGTTCACAACAGCTGACGTTGGTACAACTACAGCAACACCATACGTAATCCCAGCTGGTGCAATTATCAGCAACATTCGCTTTTTCCAAACTGTTGCAGCTGGCGGCTTGGTAGGTGGTGTTATCACTGTAGCAATCATCCAAACTAACCCAACAACTGGCGCTAATACAACTACTACTATTGGAACAATTACCCCAACAGCAGCTGGCGGTGTTATTTCTTATGTTCCAACAGCTACTGCAGCTACTGCAGCAATCTTGAACAACATCGGTACACTAGACGCTACTTTGACTTTCACAGCAGCTGCAGTAACTACATTGACAAGTGGTTCTTTGAACGGCACATTTGATGTATCTTATACACCACGTAACGTTGATGGTTCAATCACACCAATCGGTTCTGGCTACACCAACTCGTAATTAATTGCCTAGGGGGAGCAATCCCCCTACTTTAACATTTAAGGAAATTAATTATGGCATCGAACTTAGTATCAAATTTATTACCAGTACCATCCCCTTTTAGCTCTGTAAGCGTTCAAGGTGCATACGAGCCATTTGATTTGCAAGTTTCACGCAATCAAATTGCCGGCCACCAGACATTAAGTCTTTTTGGATATCAAGCTGCGGTTGGTAATACTGCTATTCCTGTTTGGGAAAACGCAACTGCGTATACCTACATTACTACAGCTTCAACACTAACACTAGTAAGTACCTCTGCTTCTGACAATACTTCAGCAAAAGTTTTTATTTCCGGATTAGATTCTAATTTTGCTATTATTTCAGAAACATTAGCTTTAAACGGTACAACCGGGGTAACTACAGTTAATAGTTATTTCCGTGTCAACAGCATGATACTAGTATCACCAGGTACAAGCCAAGTAACTAATGTGGGAACAATTACTTTAAAACAAAGTAGCAACACTGTTTCTCAAATTAACGCTGGAATTGGAAAGTCACAAAGCACAGTTTACACTGTACCAGCTGGATATACTTTCTATTTAGATTTAGCAGAAGTTAATACCTCAAATAGCTACACATCTGCCAACATTGTAACTTACAAAGTGCAAGCTAAAAATAATACAAACGGTGTTCAGTTAACTGTTTTACAACAACCATTTGTGTCTATTTATACAGCCAATAGGTCATCCGATCCATTTGCTTACGTAGAAAAAACTGACATTCAGTGGCAATTAGTAACAAGCACAGCTACTACAGTGGCTGCAGGCGTTATCATTGCTGGTAAGCTAATCAAGAACGACGGTTTAACCGCTTAAGGCAGTTAAATGCCTGTCTACCTTGACACCCGTGGTAACTCTGTCCTATCTGTAGCGGTCTGTGACCGCTGCAATAGGAAGTTCGCCTATGTGGACCTTATGCCAGATCCAAACTTCCCTGGCATGCGGGTGTGTAAGGACGACCTAGATAACTTCGACCCATGGCGTTTGCCTGCGCTTCAAACCGAAAACATTGCATTACGTTTTCCGCGCCCTGACGTGTCTATTGCAATTGCTCCAAATTTAATTGACCAACAAGGCGCCCCAAACACCAACGTACAATATGACAACTTGTACATTGAGGGTGCGCCGTACGGCCAAGCTGGTGCTCCTGGTGACTTGAACCTAAACAGTCAGTATATATCCGCACCACCCCCACTATCGCCAGCGCTCTACAACATTAGTCCAATTACTGGACCTAAAGCTGGTGGCACAAGCGTAACAATTAATGGCTCTAATTTTGTGAACATCACCAACATCAAGTTTGGTGGAGTAAACGCAACGTTTACAATAAATTCACCAACACAAATTGTAGCTACCACCCCCGCATATATTGTAACCGGTCTTGTTGACGTTTCTGCCAGTTCCACTTACGGAACAGCAACGTTGCACGGAGCATTTACTTACACATAAAATAAATGGCAAATTTACCAATAACGCAACTACCCGTAGCAACAAGCCTAACCGGCATAGAGCAAACGGTTGTAGTACAAAATGGTGTAACAAAACAGGCGTCTGTTTCCCAGATCGCCAATGCTGCCTCGCCCGGCAAATTAATTACCAACATTATTTACGACCCAACAACGGGTAACCTAACCATTTATTTTAGCGACGGATCAACCGAGGTTGTCGGTCCTGTTTCTGGTTCTTCAGGCTTTTCTGGATACTCTGGTATTTCTGGCTTTAGTGGCTACTCTGGCATCTCTGGCTATTCTGGTAAATCCGGCTTTTCTGGCTACTCTGGCTACTCTGGTAGCGGAGTATCGGGTTATAGCGGCAGCGGCGTGTCGGGATACAGCGGTTATTCTGGCATCTCTGGATACTCTGGCACTTCTGGATACTCTAGCTTTAGTGGCTATTCTGGGTACAGCGGTATTTCTGGGTACTCTAGCTTTAGCGGCTATTCTGGTATTTCTGGATACTCTGGTACTTCTGGCTATTCTGGATCTGGTGTTTCTGGTTATTCTGGGTCTGGTGTTTCTGGCTATTCTGGATCTGGCGTTTCCGGATACTCTGGCATCTCTGGCTATTCTGGCATTTCTGGATACTCTGGTTACTCTGGCATCTCTGGTACTTCCGGATACTCTGGCTACTCTGGTACTTCTGGATATTCTGGTACTTCTGGATACTCTGGTACTTCTGGCTACTCTGGATCTGGTGTTTCCGGCTATTCTGGATCTGGTGTTTCTGGCTATTCTGGCATTTCTGGTTACTCTGGCATCTCTGGATACTCTGGTACTTCCGGATACTCTGGCTACTCTGGTACTTCTGGATATTCTGGTACTTCTGGATACTCTGGTACTTCTGGCTACTCTGGATCTGGTGTTTCCGGATACT